GCAATTTTTTTACGACGAACAGATACGCAGATTTTTATTGCAGTTCACAAGAATATTCAGCAACTTTCAAGTTGAGTATGGCAGAACTGACAGTAACAATGCTGCACTAATGCGTGTGCCTGTTCGGTACGGAGATTGGACTCGTCAGGCGCAAACAGTACAGCAGGAAAACTCTGCTAGCAGTTTGCCATCGACACCCTTGATGACTTACTACATCTCGGACTTGAGCTACGATCGTCCTAGAATTCAAGAACCTTACTTTGTTAGCAAGATGGCAGTAAGGCAGCGTTACTATGATAGCGATACTGCTACTTACGAAACCACACAAGGCAATGCATTTACTATTGAACGATTGATGCCTGTGCCTTATAAGATGACAGTCAAGCTAGACATTTGGACTTCCAACACCAATCAAAAATGGCAGTTGTTCGAACAAATAGCTACTTTGTTTAACCCTTCTCTCGAAATACAAAGCACCGATAACTTTGTTGACTGGACTAGCTTGAGTGTAGTTGAATTAGAAAGTACAAACTACACTAGCAGAACTATCCCTGTTGGCACTGAAAATCCAATTGATATTATGACTTTTACGTTTAATGTACCAATTTGGATTTCCAGTCCTGCCAAGGTCAAAAAGTTAGGTGTGGTTGAAAAGATTATTGCGTCAGTGTTTGATTCGCAAGGCGATGCAGCAGAAGCCATTGCCAACAATGATTTACTGCTGGGAACTAGACAAAAATTTACTCCTTGGATGTATCAAGCCCTATTAATCGGTAACAAATTGCAAATTCTCAAGCAAAGTACAACCGTAGACGAACCCAATACGTCTGTAAACTTGCCAGACAGCCCGCCCACCAATGTGTTATGGCCTGCTGTGATTGGTGCATACGGCGCATTTAGACCCGGTATTAGTCAAATTAGATTAAACAGCCAATGGGACGAAAATGTCGACATAATCGGTACTGTAAGTTACGACCCAACCGATGAACGCTTCTTGTTGTTTGATGTTGATGTCGATACTATTCCGCAAAATACATTGCCTGCTGTTAGTGCAGTTATCGATCCGTTGTTGAGTGGACCTGGCAGTGGATTGCCTGCAGCCGAAGCAGGACAACGTTATCTTATTTTAAACAATATCGGTAACGACGACAACATTGACCCAGCAGAAGCCTGGGGTTCGTTGGTTGCTGCAGCCAACGATATCATTGAATTCGATGGTTCTGAATGGTTTGTATCGTTTGACAGCCAATCATCGACTAATATACAATACACTACAAATATAACAACTGGATTGCAATACCTTTGGACCGGCTCGCAATGGGTCAAAAGTTTCGAAGGATTGTACCCAGCCGGATCGTGGAGTATTGTATTATGAACGCAGTGGGTGTTTGGTTTTACAGTTTATCAACTCAAAGGTATCTCTACCTTATGCGTAACGACAACAAACACCCAAACACCTGGGGGTTACCTGGTGGCAAAGCCGAGCCCAGCGAAACGCTTATGGCTACAATAGTGCGAGAGTGTACAGAAGAACTGGGATTCATGCCCGATTATGTTAGGTTAGTGCCGTTGGAAAAATTTACCAGCCAAGATTCCTCATTTGAATACCACACATTCTTTTGTTGTGTCAACAGTGAATTTTCGCCAGTGTTAAATGATGAACACCTGGGCTATGCATGGATTGATTCTAATGTGTTGCCCAAGCCCATGCATCCTGGGCTGTGGAACACAGTCAATTTCAAATCAGTCAAACAAAAAATCGAAACAGTCAAGCGCGACTTTAAAACTGTTTAAACATCACAATAAGAAATAAAACTTCGATAATCCATGCACTCAACGTTGGAGTTTTTGCGCCATTCTGGAAACATATTGGTTTCGATACCTACCAAATAAAACTTAGTTGAACGATAGGCTTGAAACACTTGATTGACATGTGCGTCCCAATGTCTATTGTCTGATGGTGTGCTTTTGTCGTAACCAATCAAGAATACTTCTGTGTGTCCGTCAAACGCTGCCAAATAAATGGCAACAGCTTTGTTGTCCAAGTGCGGCATGTAAGGTATTAGATAAAATCTACCTGGATTTTCGATACACAATCTACTGCTGGAGTAGACAATGTTTTCTTCATCGTAGTTCTGTTCTTTGATTGCAGACAATTGCTCGCGCTCGGTAGTGACAAAAAAATCAAACTTCATATCTTTCCATAAGTCGCCCGATCCATAAGTTTGCAATCGCTTTTTACCTAGTAGTCCACCGCGGTGGTGCTCTAGAATTGAATGATCAAAACGGTTAACATACTCTCTGCTACCAATCACTGCAGCACGGCCCGACAGGTGATGGTTCTCAATTGGGTTTTCTATCCATTCTCTTTTCTGTATTTTTTTGCCGGCAGAAAATCGAGTTTCTAGTACTACAAACTCACCTTGATAGTCTTTGCGATATTGTGCTTGAATCATTTTAAACCTTGTCGTCTCTAAAAATATATTCAAACCGAGATCGAATATAATTCAAAGAATGTATTTCTAAATCAAGCTCAACAGGGTAGTCGTTAACTTCTTCAACTGAATTTAAAAACTCGTCGATTGTAATTTGTTGTGCTAGCAATTGATTGACTCCTGCTATTATTTTTTTAGCATAGGTACTCACTAGCTCATTTTCATGATCGATAAATTTAGTTGCGTGAAAAGTGTATTTGTCTAGCGCAGTAGGCGATGTTAAAATATTTTCTTCTTTCATATGTTTTTATCCTTCTACGGTTTAGCATTCGTTGATACTAAATAAGTAGAACCGGTTACGTAAGTTTGGGGAGTAACGTCGTTAAAAGTTAAATCTCCGCCTGTGTAAGGGTACGCCGGTAACCCTCCACTTAAGAAATTTAATGCTGTGTAATCTCCGTTGGGTTCGCCATAAACAGTATTTCGTAGCCACCAGCGTCCGCCGTCGGGTACCTTCCAGTCATTAGCACCGGTTCCGTAAAAATTAGGATCTCTCATTATTACATTTGAGTAATTCCCGGCATTAGTTGATAAAGTTCTATAAATTGCATACTTAGTCTGAAAATAATCTCCGCCGGTGTTGCCTAACACATTATAGACAAAACTGCTCATTGCTTGCCAATGGAGACTCGACCTAGGATAGACTAAATCAAGCCCGAGGGCAGCTCCAGAATGAGCAGTAGGGCTATATGATCCTATACTTGTTCCTCCGGTGATTGCATAAAAGTCAAAACCGCCGCCTTCGGTTGTCATGTCGACGTACATTTGTAAAGCATTAGGCATTCTAGGAGATTTTATCCAATAGTACCCAGATGCTTTATCGGGAAAATTTTGCGCTATATAGTATCCGCTTGGAGCAGCATTATTAACTGTACTGCCGTCCAATAAATTAGTTTGTTTAATCCAAACAGTAGGGCCAGTACTGCATTCGGGAATAGCCAATGTTGTGTTATACCTCATTGACCCAGCTGCTGGACTTGCTGGACGCTGAGCAGTAGTGCCGCTAGGAAGAGAAAAGGTTGTTAAATTAATAGTTGTATTTTTTAAGGTAGCCATATTTTTTACCTAACATACATTTCTATTCTAGCAGAACGGTTGATTCCAGTATAGTCCTGACAACAATTTATTTTATCACCGGCTGAATAACTGCCAAATTGCCCGTCCAGGCCAATTCCTCCACCGACGTCGTGCGAACCAGGAGCACCCCCCGTGGATAAAGAAGCAGGACCGTTATATAATCCCTCGCCGTTTTCGTTCCATCCAAACCCCCAACGAACTTTAGCATTAAAGCCGTAATTAGTGTTATTCCTAAAATTAAATCCGTAAAATCTTATATCAGCTTGACTACTGAATGGAGTTGCAGTAGAATTTGGAGATTGAAATCCACTAAAGGTTTTTGCATCATGTATAAACCAGCCGCCCCAACCGTTGGCGTCATATTGCCCCACTGGTGTAGAAAAAAACGATAACGGAGTTATTCTATTACCTCCGTAAAAATCATTTTGTAACCATGTATATGCTGGAGCACCTATTATACTGCCCGAACCGTAAGTTGCTGTCGGTATGTCCGGCCAAATCGCCATAAAATCTTTGCCTTTAAAATAATTAAACGTATTAAATTTAGCATCGGCATTACTTTGTGAATTATCACTGGGATTAAGAGTATTATTTCCTGTCCAATATGTAGAACTATAATTAAATGTAGTTCCAGCAGTTGCTTTTAAAATCATCATCCAGCCGCCGCCGTTGTAGGCAGAATCCATAATACAAAATATTTGTGTAGCTCCTACTGTAGGAAGATTTATCCAATAAACACCATTAGTGTTAGTACCGGTGAGGGTTTTTATATCAGCTGCTGATTCTGCTGCTAATGACGAAGTAGAGCCATCGAGCATCGGTACG